GGAGGTAATGCTAGTAATGCAGGTTCTAATTTAACCCTGTATGGTGGCACTAATGCGTCTGCGGGTACTTTTAGGTTTAGAAGTGGAACATCTGTACTCGCTGAAATTAACTCAACAGGTATTGATATTACTGGTACAGTTACTTCTAGTGGCGATATGACGAGCAACAGTTCTAGGGTAATGACAGCAGCCAACTTTAGTTTAACTGATGGCGTATTAACAATAACTACAACGTAGGGGGTAAGTATGTCAATTACATTTGACTCTAACCTTACAGAAGTTACCTTTAACGGTACTGATGTAACTGAGGTTATTTACAATGGGACTAGTGTTTGGACACCTCCTTCTACAGGAATAACATATAGTTGGGTAGGTGGTGGGTCTGGCACTGGTGCAAGTAATATTCCCTCTGGTGCAGGTGATGATTATGTTATTGTAGGTCTATTGTCTAATAGTGCAACTTTAGGAGAGAAAGTTTTCTGGCACAATACAACAAAAAAACTGTATCGCGACACTGGAACAAGTACAGGTTTAAGCGCCTTATCATTAGCAGATTCGACACAAATATGGATATACTATCCTTGGGCTGGATGGTATGCTACGTCTAGTACTATACATTCTGCAACGTATGTTTGGGCAGAAGTAGTAGATAGTGATAATATTGCTGATGCAGGGCAAGGGTTTGGTGACTACGTGTACACGAGTTCTCTTCCTCAACTAGTAACCAAGGATTAATCATGTATAAAGTAAATGAAGTAATGACTATTGATGAGGTTAAAGAATTAGTAAATTCTGGAAGGGTAGTGGGTGACTTTATTAAAGATAGCGCCACACACTCTTCTATTCCTTTTCCAACAAGTATCGTTGAAGACATAGTTTATTACTCAACAGGGTCTAAAATCAACACACATAAGATGGTAGAGAATGCTGATGGTACATTCTATTTAGTCCAGATGAAATAAAGGATAGTCATGGAACTTGCAGATATTATATTAGCCTTAGTAGGGGTAGTCACAACAATCAGTGCTTGGGTTATCAAGTCTGTTATTACTGACGTTAAAGAATTAGAACATCACATGACACACTGTCAAGCGAGCATGCCAAAGGAGTATGTAATGAAGGCTGACTACAAGGATGTTAAGGCTTATACGTTATATGAGGTTGGAATTTAATTATGGAGTTTTATGATGTAGCGATAGGTCTACTCTCAATAGTAATGGTAATGTTGGGTTGGTTCTTCACTCGCTTACAATCTACTATGGACAGGCTTGAGCATAACATTACCAACTGTCAAACCAATATGCCTAAAGAGTATGTGCTTAAATCTGACTATAAGGATGACATTAAAGAGGTTAAGTCGATGCTTGGTGATTTGTTTACCTTAGTACGAGATAAACAATAATGCCACTATGTATTGGAGATTGTTGGGTGCTTTTTCCGTACCTTTTATGTGCGTGATTATTCCCAAGACCGTTCGGCAGTACGGTGATACCTCTCCTCAAGTTGTATTAAACTGCCACCTAATTATGATGACAAGAGATAAAAAAGGAAGATTTACTAGGAACACCATAATCAATAAGATTAGATTCTTGTGTAAGTGGATTGTTAGTAAATTAGAAGATAAAAAATGAGGCTGTTAATAATGGCATTGGTTCTTTCCATGTCTGGTTGCAAAGCAGTGAAGTTTAATAACGCAGTTAAGACTACTGCGACTACGGTTGTAACTTATGCAGTTGCAGGCCCTATTCCTGCCATTGCCAATCTTGCCACCAGTGTTGCTGTCGATGAGACCTTGCCAGAAGACAATTCTGTTGAACAAATTGAGTCTAAAGAGCAAGCGGTGGCCTATGTTGCCGAGTCATTGTTCATGAACCTGTTGTATGGCGTTATTGCTTACTTACTGATTACTTTAATTGCTGTGCCATTTATTAGTAGGTATGGGTACAACAAGGCCAAGAAGAAGTATAAAAATGAAACTTAAATACACATCAATGCCTACCTTGCGCCCACTACCTATACCAACCAAAGGCAAAGGATTCTTTAGCGCTATATGGCTATGGATAATGACTACTCGTAAATGGGTAGTGGTTAAGGATTGGAACTATGAGTTGGATGGAATCAAATACAGAGTACCGAAAGACTTTATTTTTGACGGTGCTAGTGTGCCTAAGTATTTTAGAAGTTGGTTATCGCCTATGGGTGTTCTACTAATAGCGGGATTAATTCACGATTATGGTTATAAATACGCAGGGTTACTACTGTCAAACAGTATTCTAATCAGTAAGAGTCAAAAGCAGATGGACACTATATTCAGAGAGGTGGCTATCGCAGACAATGGATTTAAGATGATTAATTACATTGCTTACTATGCGCTAAGAATTGGTGGGTGGTGGGCGTGGAAAGGCCACAGAAAGGCTGATTATGAACACTAAGATTTTAATTGGTTCAGTAATGCTTGTTTTGGGGTTTCAAGTATATGGTTTTTTTGGGCAGATTATGCAGATGCCACAACAAATTATGTCGGCAGGCTCACAAATGGCCTTCCCCATTCAAGGTAATACTCGTAAGCAGCCACAAACAGTAATCTGTGACTGTAAATGCTCTAAATAGTCTTTAATAGCAGCCTGCTCATAGGGTCAAAGAAGTTCCTGCCCTGTATTAGTTGAGATACCTTTTTCTGAGAATCCAGAATAATCGTCTTTTTAACCTTAACTTTAGTCTTTCCAAGGTTGTGTTGTTTTTTAGCGTTAGGCTGTCTTTTCAGTTTTTCAATATCAGTAATACCATTTGATAGCCTGTTGCGTATAGTGCATAGTGAAACTTCATACTTTTCAGAAAGTTGTCTCGCGGTTGCCCAAGTTCCGTCTGACAGGGCGTATGCCTTACACTTATAGGTTCGTTTACTTCTGCTTATTCCTACAACCCTAAACACAGAGGTAGGGTTTGAATACTTCTCCAATCGACAGCGTGCTGCGGGTGTTGATAACCTTAGTTTTATTGCCAACTCGCTTGGTGTTATAGTTTGCCCATCGTCTAGCGTGTAAACCTTTTGAGGTCTGTTTGCTCCCATTAGTTTAATTCCTCTTAGAACGGTATATCATCATTAAAAGCATCATCACTAGCAACTGGGGTAATAGGCTCGTGAACCACTGGAACCTGTGAAGGTTTATTAGGGTCTGACCTTCCATCAAGCATCTGCAATACACCATTAAACCCAGAGATATTAATCTCTGTGGTGTATCTGTCATTACCCTCTTTATCTTGCCACTTACGTGTCTTTAGTTGGCCCTCAACATAAACTTTAGAGCCTTTGTGTAGGTACTGGCCTGCTATCTCTGCTAACTTTCCAAATACAGACACTCTGTGCCATTCAGTCTTCTCAACCTTCTCACCTGTGTTCTTGTCTTTCCAAGACTCTGATGTTGCTATTGCAAGGTTCGCTATTGCGTTGCCGTTAGATGCGTACTTAACTTCTGGCTCACGACCTAGATTACCCACCAAAATTACTTTATTAATACCTGCCATTTTTCTCTCCATTATTTTAATTTAGTGCCAGTTTTAGGTACTGACGAAACCCATCGTTCGGCTTTAATTGACGAGGGGGAAACCCCGATTACACAATTCGCGTGATGAACGCTGTAATTTACATTCCTTCTTTGTTTTCATCCAAGGGCCTAAGAGCCTCTTTGATAATAACTTGCTCTTGACCATCAAACGCTTTCCAGATATCGTTCTTCTGTCTTGAGGTCAACTCTTGCCATAACTGCTTGATGCCGTCAAACTCTGACTCACCTACTGATTCTTTGATTGCGTGTACATACTCATCACGCTCACCACTATCCCAGATAGGAATATCGGGCAAGTCTTCACCTGCATAAATATACAGACCTAATCCATGACGTGCAATACACTTTGTAACGGAACGCTGAATAGCCGTATTTACGTTGAAAGAGGTAATCTTGTCCATTGGTATGGCTTTGTTCTTAAAGTCCAACACAGGCAAGTATTCGATGTGTTCTAGTCCTTCAATCGTTACACCTGTCTTCACCCATGCTGTCTTGCCATCGTGATGATAGTTCCAACCGTCTTTGTTCTCGTAAACAAAGTAGTTAGCCTCTGGGTATGCTTTCTTTAGTTCTGCCCAGGCCCAGGCCCATGATAAGTAAGTCAATCCACCTTTAGACTCACATTGCTCATTGACGTTGATTCGGTTTAGTGTCTTAAATACGTTCATTTCGTACCCCAACTGAATAGACTTCTACGCTTTGCAAGTCGTACAACCTCAGACAGTGCTGCAAGTTTTGTTATGCTTTTGCTTTGTGAAATTTCAGAGACAAAATCCCAGTCTTCTTTAGTAGCATTGATGCAGTAACACTTGCTTTTTCCAACAACAACTCCAGAAGTGTGCCTGCTTATAGTTGTCATGCTTAGTGACATTATAGTTGCTATCTCTTCTTTTCCAAGTCCAGATGCGAACATTGACTTGATGGAACTTTTTTCCTTTTTAGTTAAACGGATACCTCTACTCATAATCATCTCCCAATATTAAATACAACAAACAGGCCAGGTAAATAATACCAAGTCCTAATAAAATTTCAAACATTACCAACCCCCACTTCTTAGTTCTTCATTCATCTGTGAAGGTGTTGGCTCGTTTGGGTCTTCTTCTTCCTCACTGAAGTTCTCAGTGTTAGCCATGTAAGCATCATATTCTCTTTTGTCTATCTCATCGAAAATACCTGCTCGTTTTTCTTTGTATTCATCGTAGCCTTGGTCATGGTCAACGATGTCTTGTAAGTCTGGCTCTCGGCAATCCTCGTGGCTATATTCTTGGTTATCAACGTCTATCATTTTATTTACTCCCCTCAAGGTTAAAGTGTTCAAACACATAGTCAATAATCCTACGTAATGCAAACTTATGTTCCAGTTCAGTTATCACAATATCAATACCGTTTTCATCTGTACTATCAATAGTGAACTTGTATGTATCAAGGTCGCTAATGCAACACAGGTCAAATAACTGCTGTGCTTGCTTGTTTGTATCTGTGTATATGGTTACTCTCATTTATGCCACCTCTGATAGCAATTCGTCAAATTGTTTAGCCTTTCTAACAAGCAATTCTATCAATTTATCTTGCTTACGAACCAATGATAATAATGTTTGTTCAACCCTAGCATCTGATGTATGTTTATATTCCATCTTTAATAATTTAACATCTTTCGTTAAGTTTTTTATTGTGTCCATTTTTGTATCTCCGTTTTGTTTAAATTAATAGTCATTACGCCAAACCTATTTTTCTTTCAAGGCGTGGGCAACCGCGTACGACATATAAGATGGGTCGCACTCCATGTTATTCAAATACTCTTCAATAGTAATGAAATAATATATAAGGCTTTTTTGCAATTCTGATTCAGTTTCGGCTGACTCCATCATCTTAAAAATCTCAAGTTGCTGCTCCCCAGTAAAAATCATATCTAGTGTCATATTGCTACCTGCTGTTACCATTTTTGTATCTCCGTTTTCTAAAATAGGTGATGTATCGCTTGTTGTGAAACTACCCTTTTTATAATCATGTGTATAGGCACTTTCATACCATGATTGAGGGTGGCACCTGTATTCATCTCCAAAGTTATCTTCAGTTGTAATTACTACGTCACCTACGTTTTCTTGGTTGTTCATTGTTATCTCCGTTTTATGAAAAAGACGATGTATCGTTTGTTGTGAAACTACCCTTTTTAAAAATATAGGCAATTTCATACCATGTAAATAATTTTTCAGTGTTTCTGTAAGGGTGTGGGCTTCTTGTAATTTTTATAATTTGACCTTGGTATTCATCTCCAAAGTTATCTTGGGTTGTAATTACTACGTCACCTACTTTGTATTGCTTGTTCATTGTTATCTCCGTTTAGTTTAAAGGTTTAACTTCTTTTTCGATTGAAGTTACTACGTATGATACAGTATATTTTATGTCGTGTAAAGTATTTTTTATATTTAATTAATAATAAAGACATAACGCTTTAAGAAAACATGGTTATAATAACCCCAGAAACAAGAAAACCCCCGAAAGACTAAGAATCAATCGAGGGTTTGAGTTAGGTGATGCGACACCTAAGGCCATTATACACCATTGTGGTCCTTTACAGTCCGTCACCAACCCGACTGGTGATATGTCTGGCCAAATGGCTCCACTCACACCAGAATAAAAAAAAAGAGATTCACCAAATGGGTATGCTATTGATTGATGTTAGATTAAGTCGTTAGGTTAAATGTAGGACAAAGCATTTCCTCTCGTTACGAACTTACTAGGGTAATACCTGTACAGTGTTTTAAAATCTAGCGCAGAGTTATAGTGGGTGAGTGCCAGTACATGGTAGCGATGAACTCTGAGTCACTGAAGTAATAGGGTGGCCATCCGATGAAGACTGCGAAGCGCTTTATACGAATGTGAATCTCTCTAGGTTATTAATTTAGCCTAGGGATTTCTTTGCCCCGAACTCTCCAACAAAACAACTTAACCGAATATGGTACAGAACTGCTCTTGCTCTTAAAAAAGTATCTTGATACTGCAACTGAACGCAGTGAAGGCGTGAGAGCCTCAAGGCTAAACACAGCGCCAGTGTCGAGGCTTGGCTTTAGCCAAACGTAGATGCTCAACAAGCGATAGCGCTGTAAAGTTAGAGTGATAATGTTGAATATTCTGCAAAGTTATTGTGTTTACATACTGTTTATTTGATATAATATAGCCTATGATTAGATACTATGACCTAAAGAAAGAATTAAAGAAAACAGGACTATCGTATAAAGAGATTGCCGAGATTTTAGGAATTACTTACCAAGCCTTGTATGCAAAAATTAAAAGGGGGAAGCCAGAGATTCACTTAATTACTTATGCTTTGAGTCTTTATTTTAGCGATGACTATAACAAAATATCAAAAGAGAGAGATTTATGGAATATAAACATACACACGACCAATGTCAAACAGCAGTAAGCGGCATTAAAACATTACTAGAACAGATAAAACGATTAACAGATAAAGACAACAACGCAGTACACGTGTGTGATTCTGCCATTGATATTTGTAATAAATTATTAAGAGAACCAAGTGAATGACCAAGAGCATCAAGTGCAAAAAGCAATATGTCATTACCTAGATTTACGTAAGGTTTGTTACTTTGCTGTTCCTAATGGTGGGCCTAGAAATTTAATCACTGCTAAGAAACTAAAGGCAGAAGGTGTTAAAGCAGGCGTTCCAGATATTTGTATTATTAGTGATGGCATGGCCTTTTTCTTAGAGGTTAAACGACCAAAGACTGTATTAGGCGATAAAGGCAGACTTAGCGCAGCACAAAAAGACATGATTGAAAAGATTGAATACGCAGGTGGAGAAGTTCGTGTGGTTTATTCAGTAGCAGATGTAATTGAGGCCTGTATTGATTGGAGCCTAGTTAAGAAACATAGGTGAGTAAGATAACTAAATCAGCAAGAGGCCAAGCATGTACTATCAGATTAGATGGGTGTTATGGTGGGCCAGAGAATGAAACAGTTGTCTTTGCTCATCTTAATGGTGGTGGTATGGGTGCCAAGTGTCTTGATATTCATGGCGCTTATTCCTGTAGTTCTTGCCATGACGTTCTGGATTCTAGGAAACCAAGCAGATACAGTAAAGAAGAATTACTTTTGACCCACCTACTAGGAATGAAACGAACACAAGAGATATTAGTTGGCAAGGGTTTGATTTGATAGCCATAACCTTGAACCTTGCAGAGAGAGTCCTGGTTATGGCAATTGCAAGTGGCAGAGAAGAGAACAACAAAAGAAAAGGGTTTAGAGATAAAAAACAATGTAGAAAGAGTGGTTGGACTATAAATTTTGAAGGTGTTGCAGCAGAGGTTGTTGCTGCCAGATATTTACAGGTATATCCAGACACTGAGTACAATGTTAATAACCCACCAAAACATGATTTAATCTCTAAGAAAGGATTTACTATAGATGTTAAGACTACTGATAAGCATAGAGATTGTTGGTCAACGATAATATCTAAAAAAGTAGATGATGTTGATAGGTATTTATTTGTTAGAGGTGAGTTCCCAGATTACCAGGTAATGGGTTGGGCGCACTCATCAGAGTATATAAATGAAAGCAATATATGTGATGTTGGCAATGGGCCTTTCTACCAAATTAGTATTGATAAGATTAGGACTATAGAATGAGTGAAATTTATGTATGTGACAGATGCGCTGAAGAGGTTGAATTTTCTGAGGTTGGCTATCTAGGCAACGGCACAGATAATTGTAGTCCTTTCATAGACCTTGATTGTTATTGCATTAATTGTGTTGATATATATGGCGAACCCATAGAGGTTGATAAGAATGAAAAGGGTCATTGAACGCAAGAAAGAGAAGCGACATATCATCGAGTCTATGATTGTTAGTCACTTTAGTCAATTTCCAGAGGATGACAAAGCGGTGATTGAAATAAAACAAGACAAAGATAATAGGTCCACCAAGCAGAACAGATTGTACTGGGAATGGATTAACGTACTAGGTACAGAAATAGGTTATACAAAAGAAGAGATGCACGCTATTCTGAGAGATAAGTTCTTGGGCTATAACCTAGTAACAACCAAGACAGAAGTCATCAAAGAACTACGCTCAACTACTAAATTAAAGGTGGGCGAGATGAAGGACTACTTAGAGCAGATTGACATCTTTGCAGCAGAGTATGGCATAATACTGCCAAGAACAGATGATTTATATTATGAATCAATGGGTTATAAGAGAGGACAAGAATGAACAAACAAAAACAGTTTGAATTAGATGAGGAAATGGAATTATTACAGAGCCTGTCGAGGACAGCATCAATTGATGTTTTCTGTGCAATGTACTACATGGCCCTAACTGTAATATCAGACAACAACGCGATAACTGTTGTAGAGGCACACAACGATATGATTATTGAGGGACTAAATGAACACTCTGGGTTATTTAACGCATTAAAAGATGTAGAAGAGAATATTAGGCACTAGAGGTTAATCATGAGTTACAGTCGAGGTGATAATGTTGAACATGGTGTAGTTAGTGATTGTTGCGGGGCGCAAGTAGTGGCAGGAATGTGTTGCGATTGCTTTGAGCATTGTGAAGAAATACCAGAAGACGATGAGGAATAATATGGACAATTTACCTATACTGATAGGCGATGGCTTGAGCGACAAACAGATAAGATTTATCAATGCTTATTTGTCCAACTACTGCAATGTAAGCAAGTCATGTATAAGTGCCGATGTTGCAAGGTCAACGTATTATGAGTGGAAAATTAGGTCGGACAGTTTTGCAGAGGCTGTAATACAGGCAGAAGAGGCTCTAAAAGACAGGCTTGTTGATGAGATAAACAAACACATCTTTGAAGACAGGAACCCTATTGTGCTTAATAAGTTTGCACCTAAGATGCTGAAAGACAGAGGCCTGGGTGATGAGAAGGATATTAACTTAACTGGCAATATGCAGAACGATAACGAGGTTATAGTTACTATCATTGATGGCGGTGAAGTAGAAGACTATGAAGGTTAATATTGATATAACCAAGAAGTTCAAACCATTCATGAAACCACACAGGTACAAGATTGCCTATGGTGGCAGGGGCGCAGGGAAATCCTGGCAGATTGCTCAGTTACTCGTACAGAGAGCATGGAAGGGTCCAGTGAGAATATTATGCGCTCGTGAGATACAACGCTCTATTCAAGACTCAGTGTTACAACTACTGGGTGATACTATTGAACGTATGGGCCTGCGTGATTACTTCGATGTACAGAAGACTCAGATAATAGGCACTAATGGCAGCAGGTTTCTATTCGAGGGCCTACGCTCAAACATAACAAAAATCAAATCAATGGAAGGCCTGGACATTGTATGGATTGAGGAAGGGGAGAGTGTGACTTTTACATCATGGGAAACCCTTATACCCACTATCCGTAAAGACAAATCAGAAATCTGGTGTTCATTTAACCCAAACGATATGATGGATAATACCTTCGACAGATTCGTATTGAACCCACCAAATGATTCATACGTTATTAAAGTTAATTACAACGACAACCCTTTTTTTCCTAAAGAACTAGAGCGTGAACGACTTGCACTAAAGGCAAAGAACCTGGACTTATATAATCACGTCTGGGAAGGTGAGGTCCTGTCTAATAGAGATGGTGCATACTTCGCTAAGTTCATTGATGACTCACAGATACTAGACTTCCCTATTGAACCAGGCATACCAGTTGATACATATTGGGATTTAGGCATGGCTGATTCAACAGCGATTTTCTTCATACAGAGAATATCTACAGAGATTAGAGTAGTACATGCTTATGAGAATCAAGGTGAAGGACTACAGTTCTATGTCAATTACATACATGACTGGAGAGGTAGGAACCAAGTGACTATGGGCCAACACTACGCACCACATGATATTGCAGTACGTGAATTAGGCACTGGTGTATCAAGACTAGAGTCAGCACGTAAGATGGGAATCAACTTTAGGATTGCACCTAAACTATCTATTGAAGACGGCATACACGCAGTAAGACAGTTGCTGCCTAAGTGTTACTTCCATAAGACTGAGTGCAAAGAAGGGTTAATGGCACTTAGATT